AAGATACAGAAGGCCAAGGTCGATTTGAAAGAGGTAACTGGAGTAACTAGAATATCTAAGAAATTAGAATTATGCTAAGCCCACTTTGGGTGCTAAGGCTGCTGTGTATTACAATAAACACATGTCAGAGCGATTCAACCAGCCCAAGTTTGATGAAGGTGACAGTGTACCGTGGGTATATGTTGCCTCTTCTCCTGACTGGGCCGCACCTACAGATATAGCCTGTTACAAGGACATATCTGAGATGGAGGGCTTTACGCTCGATTGGGAGAAAATGGTTGACAGGTTAGTTAAGCGCAAGGTCAAGCCGATATTCCAAGCCCTTGAATGGGACTTAGAATCAGCATCAGGTGCAGCACGACCAAAGAGGTATTGGTGATATTATGACAAGAGATTTTGAAGCATACAAGAAGTCCACATACAAGTGGGAACCGGGGCACGAATTACATTTACGAATCACTAAGTCTAGCCTGACTAGTGACTTTGATTACTGCCCACAACAGTACCATTATAAGCGTAGAGAGGGCCGCAAGACTCCTCAAACAGATGCTATGATGAAAGGTATCAATATACACAATGCAATGGAAGAGTTCTATGTGTATGTCAGACCCAATATCAACAAAGTACTGAAATTACTCAATGAAAAGAAGAGAGATGAAGCACTCGATTTGTTTATCAAAAGTGTACCTGAGCCTGAAGAGCCTTGGGAACTAGGAGAAGGCCCAGTTATAGTAAAAAGGCTGAATTGGGAGTTGGATCGACTAGAGGCCACGCAAGGTGAAAACTTCTTGCCAGTCATTAACGAAGATGAAATACATGTATTCACTGAGCGTGAGTTTGTACACAATGGGGAAACTCACATTGTACCCATTCACTTTGCAGGCATGATAGACCGTGGATTTGAAAACGATGATGGTACTATTAGCCTGATGGAGTTAAAGACAGGTAAATGGAAGCAGAAGTGGGATAAGAAGAAGAACGACTGGGCTGATGATAGATACAAGGTACAGGGTATGCGTAAAGAAATGGCATACTACGCCGACTTACTCAAGATGGCAGACCACCCCCTGCAGAACGTAACTCACTGGGGCTGGTTCTACCCTGACGGCTCCTGTGGCGATGATATGGAAGGTGTCAGGTTCATAGACAGTTGGAAGCACGAGAAGGTAGTTAAGTCCTATTCTAAGTCCTTAGATAAGGACATCAATAATCTATTAGAGGCCTACTTTACAGATAACTTCCCACCAAAACCACACCAAGGTAAATGTGCTTGGTGCAGTTTTACTGAAGATTGCCCCGCATGGAAACCCGGCGGTGAGCATCACTGGCCGAGGTGGTAAAATGCACATGACTTTTGATTTTCCAAGAGAAGTATTAGAACTAAGCACAGAGAAGGGCAAAGGCTTCAGAAAACTAGTATCAGATACTGCACAGTTTGAAAGGTATTGGGCTGGTAAAAACGGCGTATCTAATGCCTATATGACAGTCTATGGCTACCGTGCTACTGAAGCACCTAATCACAGAAGAGTCAACCTACAGACACCTATTATCAGGCACTTTGTACTCGACTTCGATCCCAAGGACTTTACTAATCCTAAGCGACCCGATGTACCTCTTGAGGTGCCCCTGAATCAAACACTAAGGTTGCACAAAGAGTTACTGAAGAATGACATAGAGCATGGTGTATGGTTTAGTGGCGGTGGGTTCCATATTTGGATAGCATTGTCACAAATATACACGCCAGCAAGCGGCTCTCATTTGTCCGCTATCAGAGAAGCAGGGATGAAACGGGTCAATGACTGGATAAAGGATTTAGATTTGTTTTGCTCGGACCCTGCCGTGCCATTCGACACAAGTGGCCTTATTCGTATTCCTAACTCTTACAATGCCAAGCGTGGCTATTGGAGTGTACCCCTCGACACTAGCGATTTAGAAAATGGCGTAGACCATATACTAGAGAAGGCACTAGATCCCATAAGTGGAGTCAAGACTTACGGTTCCAAAGGCATAAAATTACAGGTTAAGAAGCCGGGGGAAAAGAAGGGTGTATTCCAAAAGAACACCGTTCCTCTCGACCTACCAACTCTCAAAATGGATGGAGTGATTATACTACCTTGTCTAAACCAAGCCGCCTGTCAAGTGGGTGGTAACCCTAGTCATGATGCGAGAGTACAACTGGCTAAATATCTAGCAAAGCGCTTGAGGCATTTCTTACCACTTGACAAGTTCTCACCTGATGTATTGGAAGGCCATACCGAAAAGATAGTCTCGTTCATTAAGAGCCTGCAGTGGGCCGATTTTGATGAAGGTGTAACTAGGTACCAAGTACGGACTATAGTGGGTAAAGACTACCCTCAAACCTGCAAGATGCTGTGGTCTAAAGGACTGTGCATGGGTAAATGTCGATACTGGGACAAAACGGGGGCCGTAGAATGAAAAGGAAAGTATTGTTTATGAGTAGAATAATTAAGACATTTAGCCTAAAGGATATACTTAGTACTAACGAAGTATACGATGCACTACTCTCGCAAAAAGCACACAATGGTAGACCCTACAGTAAAAATCCCGGTAAAATGACATTGACACAGATATTAAGTAAATGTCCTGAATTCACAAAGGTGGGTTACATAGACAAAGTAACCAACGGTTCTCGTGAGAGAGTCAATACATGGCAATTGACAGAAGAGGCAGAACCATGAAGCAACACACATTTCATGGTGCAGAATGCAGCATATGTAATAAAAGTATTAAGACCAATAATAAATCTAAAAGAAGCATATGCTTCATGTGTAACAACAGGGCACCGCCTGACAAATATAGATGCGAAGGAATTAATTCTAAAGGAAATCGCTGTGGACAATGGGCCAAGGTAGATAAGGAGCATTGTGCTCATCATGAATCCAAGGAGGAGTAAACTCATGTGGAAGGTGATACAATTTGTCGAAGCGTTGCTTCTGATAGTGGTATTAGTACCCGTTCTTTTGATTTTATACCCTTTACACATAGTTAATGAGAAGGTGTTTGGATGACTAAGGTACCATTGATTATTGACTCTAACGAAAGAGGACCATTGAAGGATGCTATTGTTAGAGCAGCAGAGAGACAAGGTATTCCTATCAAAGAAGAATTTCTACAAGGCATGGGGGATTACAAGGCAGGAGATGGGCACATAGAGTGCAAAAGCATCTCTGATTTATTCCAATCTACATATTCAGGCCACTTGATGAGGCAGATGGAAAACTTGGACGCAAATTGCCAAAGAGTTTTCGTGGTCGTACATGGCGATCTTGCGAAGTATGTAAAAATCTCAAACAATCAGGGTAGAAAAACCACCTATTCAAAGGCCCTCAATACATTAACTGGTATCATTGCCCGAATTATGGCTGATTTCGATTGCCATGTGTGGCGGGCTAACAATTACAGTGAGGCGGCTATGTTCGTCACCAAATTACATTCCAAACTACATACCTCTGCATCAAGTCACGGTGCAAAGGCAATCACTAGAGTCAGCACCAATGATATTAGGGCTGATATGTTACTTTCTATACCCGGATTCGGGCAAGACCTAGTAGAAAAATTACTAGATAAATGTGGCTCTATTGAAGAGATGTTACATGTCGAATCCATTAAACAGGTGAGAGGAATGGGTTCAGTTCTGCGCCAGCGATTAGTTGAGGTTTTAACTAGCGAAGAACCAGTAAAGGTAGAGAGAAAATACAGTAAACGGAGAGGAAAGATATGATTGAGCACAGCGTAGAGCACTATGAATGCATGCAGAAATACCCTATTTTGAGAGGATATTTAGAACACTTTAGAGAAGTATCAAAAGACAACGAAATACCCGGCCTACTATCATTTTTCTTTATTCTAGGGCAGACCGCTCTACCATTTGTAAGAGTACCAATTGGTGCCTCTAACATCGATCCAAGGGTGAGTGTGTTTTGGATTCAAGACACTAGGACTGGTAAATCAGTGGCGTTTGAAATCATACAGCGTGTAATGACATCTGCTGGCTTAGATTGCGTTGATTATACAACTGGTACTGACTCCGCTATGGTCGGCTCTTGGAGTCGGGACGAAGATGGCACATTGCACCAAACACCGGGGGTGTTAGCGGGAGCAAAGGGGATGAACTTCGATGAAGGTTCCATTATCCTAAAACCCACCCAGCACTCAGAACAAACTGTTTTGTTTTTACAATCGGCATTGAATTCTGCTGGAACTGGTAGAAACATATTGACCAAGCACATGAAAGATGGTACAATTACCATCGAGTCTTTAGTGTCACTTTGGATTACAACATTCCCTCCACAGGGTATCAAAGAGCATGTACTTGACAAGGGTATTTTCCAAAGAGTACTAGTTTATTGGAGGCACTGGACTCTTGAGATGAAAAGAAACATTGCTCACGAATTAGCAGACTCTGTACACAACCATGTTGACTTTGAAGTATCATACGACGAAGTAGTTGACTTCTTTAAAGACTTGAAGGACAACTTGCAAGCAAGGGTATGTGACTTAGCCGGAATTAGTGCAGATGAGTGGGGTAATTCTACTCGTGAGATGCAAGAAGGATGGACTAAGGCGGTAATGTACGATATGTTCACCTTAGATGCCACCTATCGATCTGCTCTACATCAGGCAATTGATGATTATTACGACTTGGTAGAAAACATGGACCCTAAGAAGCAGGGTGTATGTGCATCATTCATTATGGGTCTACAGAATTACACCAATGTATTAGCCCACCATATGGCTATGTTGGGAGGTACTTGGGTGGTCACTGGAGACCATGTAGATATGGCTAAAGAGATTCTATACGACCTGTATCACAATCTAATTGACTGGCTGGAATCAGAGGTCAAGGTAGGTATGGCAAGTGGCACTAAGAGAAAACTCCAAGCGAGTTGGAAGAATGCCTACTGGCGCTGTGAACAGTACGATTTCAATGATAATAGAGGACCGGGCTGGGTCAAGAAAGCAGAACTTATGGCTGTGTTTGGCAAGGCTGAAAACCTAAGCAGTAAAGCGGGTATTAACAACAAATACAACGAATCCGGCACTGGTATATTTGAAGACACCCGTGATGGGAAAAGTAAGTATGTCAGACTGCTCAAAGAGCATAGAAGTAAGGGGGATTGAAATGGAAAAAAACTGTTCTCTTTGTCATGCTAAGTTTGAGTACAAAGATGAAGGTATAAGTGGGTACTTTGGTCTATTGAAAGTAGACTTCTGCGACTTCTGCCTAGCCTGTATGGGTGCTATGCATGAAAGCCTCAAGGTTTTACTAGGTGAAGAGGAATGAAAGGCAAGCACTTTGTCGTGTTCGCCTATGGTAGTGAATTTTCACATATGGTGAATGCCCCCGAAGTGGTAATTGTCACTAGTGATGATTACTTATCGGTATACACTAGTCACCGATCTTATATCAATTCAAAGCCAATTTCTTATTCAAAAATACAAGACGAAATGGCCTGTATCGTAGATAATGGAGGTATATTGGTCCTAAAGAATACTCAGCCCTATGGCCTGAATACTTCTTGGACAGGTATAGACAAAGGTAGTCCTAGTGATATGGTTGACCATATTGAAAGGCATATCATGGATATAGATTCAGAGATAAAGCGTATTTCGGAACAGCAATTAAATCTAAACGATTTAGATTTGGAGTATTCCCTGCATACAGAAATGTATGCCCCTATTTGGCAGAAGGGCAGTGAATTGTCAATAATTAAACACTGCATCGATGATGCGAATATCATACTCACCCTAGTACAGCGCTGTAGTAGCGCAGGTGATATAAGGGTGAGACTAAGAGACAAGGGAGTACCAAAGGAGTATGATGTAGAATGGTAAACAAAGGAGAACAACAGCAAACAGCACAGAGCCTAAACATCCGGGCTGCGAAAGCAATCGCAGACACGGTTAGAAGTACGCTAGGTCCAGCGGGAATGGACAAGATGATGGTCGATGGGGGTGGCAATGTCATTGTAACAAATGACGGCGCTACTATCCTCCAATCACTAGATGTATCGCATCCGGGCGCTAAGATGATAATTGAAGCGGCTAACACTCAAGAGAGTATGTGTTACGATGGTACGACCAGCACAGTAGTATTAGCAGGGCAACTGCTAAGCAATACTGAATCACTATTTGAAAAGGGCCTACACCCTAATGTTATCTGTAAAGGTTACAGACAAGCAGCACAGTGGGCCACTGAACACATTCCAAGTCTAGCAGAATCTGCCAAGCCTCACTTGAGGCATGTAGCGCAGACATCGATTACAGGTAAGTCACTGGAATCCGCTATGGAACATGTCAGTGAACTATGTGTTAAGGCGGCAGAATTGGCAGGTGGCGATTTTGAGCGCATCCGTGTCCTGTGTCAGCCCGGTGGAGGCTTAGAAGATTCGACATGCTTCTCAGGTGTAGTATTACACAAGGAATTCATGTTACCTGCTATGCCTCTCACACCTGAAGGCAAGGTACTACTAATCAACACTGGACTCAGTAACAAAAAGAATGAGGACAATGTACAAGTGTCACTTGGATCTGCTGCTGAGTATCAACAATACCAGCAGACTACAACTAGGGATATTTGGGTTAAGAAAGCAGAGTCTATCATCGAGCGCTTACCTAATGGTGGCGCAGTATTGGTCAGAGACCATGTAAACGAGGTAGTTGCGGCTACTTTGGCTAAGGCTAATATCAGCGTAGTTCAGCGTTTACCTGAAAGCGATATATCTGCTCTAGGGTTACTGCTAAACACCTCTGCGGCTCACACTGTTGAGGACTTAGGAGATGCAGTGGATGCAGACATCGAGTGTACTACTATCGGTGACATGAAGTATGTCGTAGTCAGGGGCACAGGTGAAGTCACTACTCTGATTCTAAGAGGTGCTACTAAGCAGACACTGGATGAGACCGAGCGTGGATTTGAAGATGCTCTCGGAGTCGTATGTGTAGCCTATAACACCCTCAAGGTCGTACCGGGCGGCGGTGCCGCATATCTCAACTCTGCTATCAATCTAAGAAGCAGGGCTGCAGAGATTGGTGGTCGTGCTCAGATGGCAATTGATGCCTTTGCAGATGCATTGGAATCGATACCTTCTACCATTGCAGAGAATGCAGGTCATGACCCACTAGACATTGTACTAGCGCTCAGGAATGAGCACTTGTCGGGTAATATCGATTATGGGCCTAACATCGAAGATGGAGGTACCTGCTCAATGAAGGATGCCAATGTATGGGAACCTCTCAGCCTAGTCAAGCAAGCGATTCAGTCTGCTAGTGAAGTCACTATCAGTATACTACGCATCGATGACATCATCGGTAAGCGTGGTGAGTAGTATGGGTAGAAACGGCCAACCTAAAGAAAGGTGCCCTAATTGCAAAGGTGGACCTATTCTAGTTACGCTTGGTGCGAGAGTGCCGGAAGAAGGTTACAAACAGGCCCCTAGAAGAACAGTTGGTAAGATGTGCAGTAGTTGCTCGTATGTAAGAATTGGAGACAGGCACTATCTCAAATACGAGAAGCAGTAACTAATTCTCTAGCAAAGCGCCCGTAGGGAAACCTGCGGGCCTTGCTGGACTTAGATCGAGGCAGGGACTTATCACCCAACTTACACATATGCCCGCAAAGAGGACATTCCTGAATTGCCGTACCTTTGCCGGAAAAGTAAACGCCCTTTATTACAAGGGGTATGCTTTTCTCTTCGCAACTGACGCATTCTATCCTCAAAGCGGCGAGTAATTTTCCCATAATATCAAGCCTGCAATAATAGTAGGTGCCAAGCAGTACCATCGTATGCGAATCTAGCATACTTGCCGTTGGCTATGTTGATATTAGCGGCAGTGGCGTTGTCTGTCTTAGCATTGAACACTGTATTGTAAGAGCCACTGGTAGATATGTTCCTAATCTCAAGCACATAGCCGGGGGGAAAAGTCCCACTCGGAGTAAGTGTAGCATGTGCACTCCCTCCATTTGGATTGATTAACCATATGTTCGCTTGGTCGAAAGTGAAACTGGTATTAGCAGTTATTATCTTAACTTCATCAGGCCCTAACCTATGAGTGTGCATAGCCTTAGTGCCATTCAGTGTATTAGATGCTGCATAAAAGAGCATGGCATTAGATTCAGTTGTATGGCTTTGCCAAATAGCACCAAATTCACTATTAGTCAAATCGCTACTTTCGGGAGAGCCGTACATTGCCGCAAGATCGGTATGATGAGTTATTTTGTTATTAGCATGACCTAAATCAGTAGCACCCGTACTCATAGTCCTAGTACCCTTAGACATGTGCTGAAGATACATAGGGCTGGTTCTGATGAATACCCTTCTATCATGCAATACAGGTGTAGCGTTCAAAGAAGCGGTCACATTTGCAGCCCCTGCTGTCATTGTATAGCGCAATACACCTAGTACAATCGATTGATGATTTTTACGAGTATTGCCAATGGCTGGATTAGTCAAAAAGCCAGCAGGTATGAGTGGCGTACCTACACTAGGGGCCACTGGAGTACCTACTTCGTACCTTATTCTAGTAGTAGTTCCGCTATCAGAGCAGATGTAGATTACAACAAATACATCGCTGGTAGCAGTAGGTACGGCTGGCAACTCACCATTGAAATTAGCAGTACCAGTAGCACCGATCGTGATTTGTTGAGTAGCACCAATTCCTCCAGCAAACTTGTACAGTGCTCCGTCAAGTACACACCATCCTCCATGAATAGTGACTACACCTGATGATGCCGTTTCGATATAACCCGGAGTTGCAGCAGAAATAGCATTCCTGTTACTATCACCGACAGCACTATCCAGTAATCGAATAATACCGTTACCATGTATACCTTCATATGGGTTAGTTAAACTCGGAGATGATAGTCCATCTCCATCTCTTAGCCCTTCAGCACTAGTGCTCATTCCGGCTGCGCTTGTATGCCCTGCTTTTGGATTCGTCATGAATTCACCTCAATAATTGCTGAGAAAACGATTTCGTTATCGTTAGTCTTAGTAATTGAGTCGTATGTGTACCTTGCGATGGCAGTAACATCTGTCGCATCGCTAGGATTCTTGTATTGTATTACTACTTCCTTTAGTGTGCTACTGAATGAACTACTAAGTGGTACTTTGGCTTCAACAGATAGACTATGGTCGTCCAATACTCTCACGGTAGGCGTAACTACGATTGCGGGTTGAGCCGCACCTGTATCATCCTGTGTTGCCAGCGTTCCACCAAAACCGAATACTACTTCGTTTATTCTCGCCTTTAGCGTGTCTATCATAAATCTATTTGCTTCGTTTAGTAATGGCATATCAGCCCCTCCTTCTACTTGAGAATGTACCTTTGTTCATTTTAACTTTCAAATGACTATTGGCAGACTCAGGTAATGTATCTATCGAAATTAGGAACAGTTCTTCGTTATTATCTACGCTGTAAATCGATGCTTTGCTTATATCAAACGAAGTCGTACCTGCTGCGGAAACTTTGCCTAGTAGGTTTCCATTAGCCTTGTAAACAAATGCATCTGCTTTACCTGCGCTGATAACACCTGATGTAAATACCGAGTTTGCATTGGTGCCGTCAGTAGTGAAACTAGTGGTACCTACAGCATAACCTCCTCCATTGTTGATTAATATACCAGTTGACTTCAAATCCATTCTACCGTGTACTGTGTTTCTGTTAGGTACTCCAATTGCCATACCGCCGGTTGGATCTTTAACCCTGCGAGTTTCAACACGCCATGCAATTCTAACATTAAAGCCAAATGCAGTAGCAAACTCTTCCCTGTTATATTGGCGATTTCTTTCTTCGCTATCACCTGTGCTAGAACTGATGTCTACCTCTTGGAATCGCTGCAATACATCTTCTATAGAGCCTTCGACTGAGTTGATGTCAATGTCTGATTTACGCTCTGTAAGATATTGCCTAGTGGATAATACTATCTTCCTCTCTGCAGTGGTTAAGGTATCATAGGAGACAACATCTCCCGGCTGGATTTTACTTGATAGCAACACGCCTTTCAACTTCTTATTGCCCTCTGCTTTCTTCGCCATAGAAAGCAATCTACGCCCAATCATTTTGGCACTGGCCTTAGTTACAGCAGTAGGTGCATATACTCCGCCCGGAATCTCATTCACAGTGTCTTTTTGAGGACCGAGGTCGTCAATTTGCACCACATTTTGGTCGTTATTAGCACGGACTTTTCCCCGGACTACTACACGATTGAGTGTACTTTTCCCCTCAGTTTCAACTTCCCCTTCACTGACCATTGTGTTAGTAATACGGTGTTCACGACCATGTTTACGCTGGTGAGAATAATGTATGTTGCCAAATTGATCGGTACTAGTATTATAACCATCATGCTTTGCTAAAAAGCGCATTGCGCTGATACCGTCTACTCCGTAAAAGTCCTGTGCTACGAATGTGCCACTTGGATTCTTAATAGTCAGCCCGTTGATTGAACTAGTACTGGCCTTTGCTATACGACTGACTAAATCTGTGGTCCTTAGACCGACATTTATTTTTTGACCTATGCGTACTGTTTTGTCTGTAAAGCCTATTTGCTTTAATTCTCTACCCTTTAGGTTACCTAATCTGTATCGAGTGCCTTTGGTGCTAGCCTCTATAGACGCTGGTACTAAGGCTTGGTCAGGGTTATCAGCACCTATAATCAAAGGTGGTAAATCGGTACTAGTAGTTACCTTATCATCATCTAAGAATATGTTGCCAGTGTATCTGTGTCCGTCACTAATGTTATGACTTAGCCTAATGGTGTCTTCCTCTTCAATTAGAGAGTACTTTCGATCGTGAGTAGGCATGAAATCACTAGATGTGGGTGCCTTTACTAAGAATCCACTTTGTTGCTTAGTGTATTCTCCATGTCGGACACAATTATCTACAAACTTAGGCTTACGCACAACATTCATAATCGCATTCTGCGCTGCGTCTGCACGACCAGTTGCAAGATTCTTACCTAGTGCCATGTTCACTCCCCGTCATGGCGTCCTGTATTATAAGTTGCATCACCATCGCTACCCTTTGGATGTAGGGTCTGACTGTGCCTCGGCTGTACAGTGAAATCGCCTTCTTCATCATCAGGAGACTTGCGACTTGCATCTGCTCTAAAGTGCTCAAGTGTATTTTCACTCATAACTACTCTTGCCACCGGAGATCGGATGTCAGCCTTGTCATATCCTGTTACATCGACACCCTCAATCTTAGGCCCCTGACTTATAGGTACAGTTGTGCTAGATGTTGGTAGTATAGAGTAAACTGGTGCATATGGTGGGCTACTCGGAGTCCCTGTCAGTGCACCCGGAGCATCACTTGTGAATAGACCATACTTGCCCCCAGCCGTAGCCCTGTAGAAGTTAGAACCAACTTGGTCAGCCCCACTCTTGATAACAGGTGCAGGTCTGAAGAATTGTACATGCTTACTATCAAGAACCTGCGTAGGCCTGTATAAGAAATCGATAGTTGAGTCTGTAAAGTTAGTATTCTGCACCGTAGGGTCATGAGTCAAGGTCTGATACGGGTTAGAGGTGCTAGTCAGGTAGCCCGCCCCTATGCTGTACTTTTCAGACAAATAACTCTCTACTTGCTTTTGCTCAAAGTCAGTTAATGGCCTATCGTAAATAATTACTTCTGCCATTTGTCCAGTCAATTCAAACGAACCGACATCACCCAATGTAGTACCCCGTGTAGTTTGCTTAGTATATACCGCACTCGATGTTGCTTCAGATTTACCATTGACATAAAGAGTCTGAGTAGTAGAGCCGCCCCCAGCACCGTCGCTTCCCGACATTTTTAGCGTCACTATCGAAGGTTTGTTAGGGACCACTGTATCAGTCCCAGCAGAAATAATTGTAGTGCCGCTACCTGTCCCTGTTCTCCATTGCCAGTAGTTATTGCTGCCCGACATTCTCGCATAAAGAAGCCACCCAGTATTGAGATAAGTGTTCTGTACTATTCCGTGGTAATTGCCGTCATCCGAGTCAACAGTTGAAACTATAAACACTGTAAAGTTACTTGGGTTCAAACCAGCAGCCCAAGGAGATATAGGGATAGCGTCATCACCATCAAAGTGAACATGTGGTTTGTTGTTGTAATCACTGTCACTCGCTACAAAGTCAGGTTGCTGACTTTCTGTCGTTTGAGCGAAAACATGACCATTGCCACTTACATCTTCCCATGTAGTAACAGCATCACCATCTTCTAAGTCTAGGCTATCTGCCTTTAACCAAAGCGTCATGCCACTTGTAGGTAATGAACGACCCCAGCCCTTGACATCTAATACGCCTGAATATCTACTCCATTCCATGATGTAAGTTCCACCAAGCGGCCAATAAGCATGAGCGTTGGAGAATCTTGTAATTCCAGCAACTGGGTTAGTACTAAAGTTCAGAGCGGTCAGATCGAAGTCACCTAATGTGCGACTCCCACCAGTCATGGCTCCTCTTAGATTAGTTCTCTGTCCCACTTCTCTGTCAGTGTGTAGGCTGGCTGCTTCAGTAGACATGATGACATATTCTCGGCTGACACCATCATTTAGTTCAGCAATAGTGTCCACATCTAGTCCCATTCTCATATCATCTCTAGCAACTGGGTCAACTAGCCTTGTATCAGCGGTTACGGTCTCTACACCTTCACCTACAGAAGCACTAGGTTTGAGCAAACCATCTTCGTCTGCCAAGTCTAACCTAGCGCTTATTCCTCTCTCTATTTCACCCGACTGTAAAGTTAAGTTACTAGGCCTCACTAGTCCTTGACCAAAGGCTGGCTCTGCTGTGCTATGAGAAAGCACTAAGCCAGTAGCATCATGCGTTTCGCTGACATCCATGAGCATGCTTTCGTTAAACACAGTAGGCCAGCGCACTCCTCTGCCATCACCTCTGTCTCCGACTCTAAGTGCACTAGCAGGGTTAAACCAATCAGCCACGCCCATGTTGCTAGCGTCATTGTTAGCGGTATTAGCGTTGCCACTGTAACGGTCATTGCCATCTCCACCAAACAAAGCACCGGCAGCAGGCCTATGAGCAACATTAGTGTCCGCATATGCATCTTCAGGATCCCAAGAAGGTCTAATTCCAAACCCTCTAACTGGGAACCTGCGTACATCTTCTCCACGAGTATTGCCCCACCAATCTACCATGTAATATCTGTGCGCATCGGCTAATTCGGATATACCCTTACCAGCATTATCGCCCGGATATTCTCTTCTAACTGTAGATGCGTTCCTAATTGTCCTTACTGCACAGCCGAATGGCTCTGACATTCTACGACCATCACTGTATCGCACTTGACGACCAATTTGGTCTTGGTTTAGAAGTGCACTAACCTGAGTCAGTCTTTCTAAAATACCAATGTAAGTATCACTTATTGATGAATCACTTATCGTCCCTGTGTCTGTCCCTACATAGTCCCAGCCACCGGCTTTATCATCTTGCTGTACAAGAGGACCATTGTAATAACCAAGCAAAGCATTAGCGTTGGCAACTTCTAACCAACCTCTAACATAGTTAGCCCAGCGTGGCCTATTGTAAGCCTGCCTTAATCCAAATCTAAACCCAAAGCAATTGTTGCGAGCATAAGCAGAAGCAGATGTCAATTGTGCGTATGTCCTAGTCCTAACTCCAGTATTGTCATCAAACCCACCACAATCCATTCCATGAGTTTCACCACCCCATCCAATCAGTGCATCTCCGTAGGCTTCTAGGCGACTTATTGCCCCGCCTCCATGAGAGCCTCCGGGCCAAAAGCCTGCAAAGTTATACTTCTCTGAACTATCTGTACCACCTTGGTGAGACAAGTTGCCATCACTATCGATCTGTGCCGCTGTGTAAATTGTACCGTCTGCTGATAGGCCAGCACTGCCCGGTGGACTCAGCCATTTCATCGCTAGTCCAAATGGCCCCTTGCTTGCAACATAATTGAAATCATGATAATGTATAGTCTCAAAGTGCTCAGGTATATGGTTGTAAGGTTTCTTATCAACAGGCGTATCTGCTACTCCAGTCTTGTCATAGAAGTTGCGAGTTCCACCTGTAGCGGTGTCGCTGTACCAAGTAAACGGTCTACCTAGATTAGGGTGCCACATACATAGGTAAGCGTCGGGTAGATGTAGTGAATTTGTGTCAGCAGTTCCGTTTGCTATAGATGTGTAGATGCTTTCTTCTCCTACCTTCCTCCTTTGAGGTAGTAGTCTTGTCATTATACTACTCTTAGTATCTAAGAACACAGAATCAGATGCATATGTATCATAAGGTCTAGTTAATTTCAGCACTGTGTCAGCAGCAATGTTAGCCCAAAACTCTGCGCTACCACTTACGCTTGAAAATATAGTAGATACCCCTAATGTAGCATGAGCAAGTGTCCCAGTCCTATTACCATAGGTTGCAGTATAGCGTTTACCGCTTTTAGTGTACTCTAACTTTTCCCCGTAATATGGGGCTACAGGGAATAAGTCGTTATTATCGACTGTGATTGTAGAGCCGCTGCTATCAGTTGCAAGTACAACACAGGTAGGGTTTAGACTTCTATTGCGCCTGTGCGCCTCATAAATATCCATAAAGGAAGTAGGGTAGCCAGCGATAGTCAATTGGGCACCTACGCAGCCGTAAGACATTCTACAGAATTCGTAATAATTGTCAGGCTTGTGCCACTCTAAATGTCTAAACTTCTGAGCAGCAGAATCCCCAGCACCATCTTTGTGCAATATCCCCCACCAAGGTATTGTGACTGTATATCCCGGCGTTGCACTAGAGAACATACCCGGCTTGTAAGGTAGACTTCTACGACTCAGTGAAGGAGAACTAGACTCCTGTACACCAAGTGGGTTATAGAGGCCGAGTGCAGGCATGTTGGCAAAGTGACTACCGGAATCAGGTTCAATATCAAGAATGACCTCATTGATGATTATTTCACAACCCCTAACATCAGCCATTATAGCCTCTGCTAATATGAGTGTATGTGCACCATTTGTACTGATGTCTTGCTCGATTGCGATTACTGTATTGACTTGTTGACCTGTCAATTCTACTACAGAACCATCGGGAACATCCGTAGCAGGACCATTTGCATGAAACCCTTTGAGTTGCTGTGCAAATACATTCGGTTGTATTACAATTTGGTATGCGCCCACTTCCATTGGATCGGGGAAGTGATTGTTGAGAGTATATGTTCCAGCAGCCTCTAGTACCAACTCGTGACCACCGGCTGCATTCTTACTACCTGCATCACCAACGGATGCAGCGACACCATATCCTTCGTACTTGATTTTAGTTTCAGTCAATAGAGTGAAACCTCCACCGTGGATGTCAGAAGGGGCGAATGCAGCAGTTGGGCCGGAGAAGTAGATGTAAGGGTCACGACCACTTTCAAATGATGTAGTAAGGTCTGCACCGCCACTAAAGCCACTAACGGAACCAGTGGCAAGATTTTCAGTCATAGTTACATTACCTTCAGCACCATGATCTCTTTGAGTCACTGTAATAGATTGAGCGCCATTGGCTTCAGCAGGTACAGCAGATACTGTAATCCTACCATTGTGTCCATTAGCATGTTCTATTGCTGCCTTCAACAATACCAAAAATGCATTTTGTGTACCACTGGAAAGATTAAACCCAACAGAAATACCTGTGGCACCGGATGTCAGGCTTGCCGTGATAGAACCTGTAGATTTCAAAGTAGCACCTGCTGTTACTGCACTTAGGTGCGCCACACCGCTATCTCCTGTATCAGATACAAAGTAATCTACTATCTTATTGTCAGTACTAGTAATTGTTACCTTTTGACCTGCTGTCAATCCATGTGCAGCATCACCATCAGCCACGGTTATTGTACCAGTGGCGGCTTCCACTACACTTGTTCTAGTTGCTTCATTAGTACCAATCAGACTATTGATAGCAGGTGCATTGTTAGAAGTTCTACAACTTTGGTTTAACTCGTATAGGCGCTGGTATGCTGGATGAGCATAATGACCCGGCATCAATGCCATTGTTGGATTGACATAGTGATGACCCATACGAGGTATAGGCATCGGTGTCATCTTAGGGCTTGAAGTCCCTGCAAGATGTATGTAAGGAACCGATGGGTTTGTGAAACTACCGCTACTTGCAGGCAGTTTGTCATATATTTCAAACCAATCTGTAATCTTCATATCAGGGCTAGCACCACTATATTCACTGTGGTCACGCAACCTTCTCGATGCGTATATACGAGTGCTACCTGCTGGCATGTAATAACTAGGTGTTATGTTGATTTGGTGAAAAGAATTTTCTTGTTCTTGTACAAATGTTTCAAATTCGGGAGAAAACACTACACCAGTAAATGTATTACTTGATATACCAGTGTATGAAACAATTACTCCATTATCTGTTTCTTGATTGTATAGTCTCAAAAAGTATCTACCTCCACTTTGTTCAGTAGTGTCTGTCCAAATAGCAGGAGCAAGTGTTTCTCCATCAGTAACTATTGTGTTAGTGGTGTGACTTAGATAAACACACTCCCCTGCTCCATACCTATGAGTGGAAGTGACACCCATTTTTGTCACATGGAAATATAGGCTGCGATCGTGTGGCTCGTAAGCCGTGGTAAGTGGTTTATGACCAGTATAATCTTCCCAACCTTCTGAAGTCGATGCAGGGAAACCTAAACGGTGCCTGTGCTTAGTAGTTGAAACATCTGTTCTATCTTGACTTAGATGCTCCCAACCATTATTTTCCCATGTAGGCCATAATCTAGGACCGGGACTTTGATTATCAAACAGGTTTCTGACAAAGCCACCCTCTTTTGCTTGAGCAGGGTGCTGCAAACCACCTGAACCAAATGTTTCATTCTGATACGCTTGTATTCTATCAAAGCCGGGCCTTATTATGATATTGCCCGGTATTTCATCAGGGTTAGGTAAACGGATTTTCATATTAGGTGAAATACCAGTACCTGCTAAGGCAGGTGCTAAACCTTCTATCTCCCTGTCACTTACATGTCTGAAGTCCATGATGACAGTACCTAATGGCGAACCGCCTTCTAAGCGATGTTCCTGCCCAGTATCATCTACCACCATCATGCTTTGGAATTGCAATTCTTCATTTGGTATCATTAATGCATTTCTTATCTTCTTAGGATGTTGCTCTGCTAACTGAGGGTGGGCTAATTCTTGAGCCTGTATAACTGGGAACATAGCAGAGTTAGTAGACTCAAAACTAAATCTAACATTACCAAGTATTTTCTCACCAACTAACTCATAAGACCCTTCCTCTACTTTTCGCTGAACCCAAGGTATAGCCCCAAGGCCTCTAGCGTTGGCTGCTGGCATAGTTAGGCTACCACCATCCATACGCTTCCAAACAACATGCTCTGCACTAAAGTTACGAGCAGCAGATCGTTTGTCGTAATATCCAAACAAACCCGGATGAGGCATGGCAGTGGTAGCAGCGCCCGGATTAAGATAATCCAACAAACCGCTATTACCAATACACTCCACACCGTAAGTTGCGAAATCTTCGTGGAAGTTAGAACCCTTGACTATGCTTTCGTCCCAATACAAATCACCAGTCGGATGCAGACATGAATTGAGTTGTACCATTTTACCGGATGCTATTGTAGCATGCCATTTGTTATCAGCAGGTACTGCACTTGTTGCAGGGTAGTCACTTGCGTCAAATGGTCTTACGAAATCGCTGTGTACCTGTACTTCTACACGAGGGCCAGCGTTAGCGTAAGCCACATATCTTGATTTGTTGTGAACTTTATCAGTGTCCCACTGAGTTGTACCAGCATGTAATATGTTGCCGTTTTCTTTAGCCATCAACCAATCACCTGAGCAGAGAATCCCATCCCTGTCAGCCTTTGCTATTAGTGGTAATTCACTTTCATTAGTAATGGCAATCAAGTGCCTTGAAGATAAGCCATTCACACAGTATTCAGAGAATGTTGCAGTGGCAGTATCTCCTGTACCGACAGGCGCTGACGCTGCTAAGCAGGTCTCTGCTGCCCCGTATGGATTGAAGCCAAGGAATGGGTGCCAAGCACCTAAGCCAGCGGGATAAACGCCTGAACCAACTTGAGTACCTGTATACGAATTCATGTAAGAATAGGCTTCTCCAGCCCAGCCAACTGCTCCAATCGGTTTAGTTCGATCGACAGCATCAATCAAACCATTGTAATGTACTTGAGTCATGTGGTCACGAGCAGTTACACCACTGTCGTTATTATGACGATGAGTACCTGCCTTAGTCCAAACATATACTTTGAAACTGTTAGTTACAGCAACATGTCTATTATTTGTAGGGTCGATAACATTTGAAGAAGCATCAAGGACTAGTTCTAACCTAGCATCATTTGAAGAGCCGCCTTGTTGAATAACGACTATCTCACCACTATTATAACCTGAACCGGAAGCGGTTATTGTCGCACCTGTAACTTGACCTGAGCCATTTACACTTGTTATTTGTATAGTTAACCCAGTACCTGAACCACCAGTCGTAGCCAAACCGGATGCTGCAGAATAGCCACTAGTTCCACTAGTTCCTCCTTGGACTGTTACACTCTTTGGTGTGGTCGCAGCCGGACCTTTACCAAGTGTAAAGGTAGTATTAGGAGCACTAACAGAATAACCAACATAAGGTGCGTAACCGGAAGTCGTACCATCACTTACTCTTAACCAACCATAAGGTGGTAATGTCGTAGAAGTACTAGTTGCCACTAATGACGCAGCAGTTGCACTGGCTGGGTCGAGGCCATTCTGAGCAGTATAAGATGCTACGGCTAATTCTACCCAACCGTATCTGTCTTGCTTGTGGGCATTTTGCATCGAAGGAAGGAATGTACCACCTATTGCTTTGAGCGGGTCTTTACCGGGGAATGTGTTGATAGATGCACTGATAACTGCCCCTAACTCTTCTGCGTTCTGCACACGAGTAGCGTCTATCAATACTACATTTTCATCACTTACTTGGTCTTCAGGATCGCCATCAGTATCATATTTAGCCAAATATGCTTTAGCCAAAAGTCCACAAGGCCTGAATGCAGATACATTGTGTTTATTAGCGCTACCTGTGGCTAACCTACCATTTTCTACCGGGTGCTTTGGATTGATATTGACATGGTTGTCTAAGAAATGTCCACCGGGGTGATAGCCCCCATCCATGTGCCAAATTGCAAACGCCTTTTTACTTGCGGGATATGTTGCACTCTCTAATGCACCACCAGCCAAGTTAGTGAATACATGATTAAATGGATGTGCCGTAGGAGGCAGAGTTAAACTACCTATAGTAAAGTCAGAACCTTCGTAATAGAATGCTTTGTTGTACCCTTGTGCAAATGAATCACCACTACTAGTATGAGTAGCAACGCTTGGGAATCCCTTTGTTGGTTCCCAATTCATATCGTAATTGAATGCACTTAGTCTATTCTTTTGGAAGAAACTGGTCCTTGGTAAGTGAGCAGATGCAGCCAAAGTTCTATTGAAACCACTAACTGAATCGTCGCCATTTGCTAATTGATTAGGTAAGAATGACGGGGAGGTACTTGTTGTATAAATTGGGACAGCGCTGTAGCCATTACCTGTAGTCACTATATTCGACCCTTGGGGTTCAAAAGTAGCACTGTTGTGAGGGAAAGCCTGACCGGGACCAAACACCATGTAGATAGTTTGGTCAGCAGTGTTTCCAGCAGCACTATACCTAGCGTGAGGATGACCAAATCGAAGTATAATCGGACTCGGTATGTTTGTTGATACTGTATTTGTACCATCTGTATATGTTGTACCAGTAGCGTGATTGTTTGCACCCTTAGCCATATCGAAAGGTAAAATACCATCTTGGTTAAACATAGGCGGGTTATTTTTACCCCTGTGGTTATCCAAATAAGGTGTACCGGGGAACATAGCCAGCATTGCATTCGTATCAAGAAGTGCGTAAGCGCCAGCAACTTCGCCTATATTTTGTAGTCCAGCAGATCCGGTTGGCCCACCTGCGTAAGGATGTGTATAGAAATCACCGTAATCGTTTTGAGTACCGTCGTTAACATCCATAACTACACCACTGAACCCACCACCGAAGTAAAGTGGCACCCAGTGGTCAGGGCTGTCTCTGCCTCCTCTAAAGTAGAGGAAAGGACTGGACATCTTGCTTCCAGCCCTACGAATACCATCTGTTTTCATGCCATTCTTGACATCGCCATTGCGCATGAGGACTTCATCATCACTGTCATGGCAGAAAGAAGCAAAGTTAGTACTAACACCTGTAGCCGCTCCGTAAGTAAGTTTGGTTTCAACTGCTGTTCCGGGCGTACTGGTAACCTCTGCGTATTCTTCTGAACCCCACCAAATTGTAAACCGCTCGCCCCAAGCCTGTGCATGGTCTGAACCCGGTACACATATTGAATACAAGTAAGTGCTACTTGCGGTTGTTATTAGAGTACCATCATCAGTGGTTTTCAAAATCATAGGGCTGTCTACCTTTGGTATGATGTGGTCACCCGCTACACTGGTGTAATTGTCACCACGGAGGTTTCTCTGCCATGTAGATATATCAACAGGGTTATTCTGATTATCAACTAGAATGGGAGTAGCAGTGTTTGCATTAGTACCCTTGTAACGAGTTGTGATATGTAGCACCGTCTCAGGGATATAGCCTACATCTAAGCGTGTACCTGCGTCTCTTTCGGAGTCGCTTAATCCACCAGTGTGCTTAGAACCTACAGCAGCATCACTACTCGCACCTTCGACCAATCCCCAATCCTTACTTCTTGAAACTTCAAACAACTTACTAAGAGGTACCTTGTTTTTACTACTGGACTTTATTCTGATGGCAGTAGGGCTAACTCCCCATTCGCCTAATGTTTTACCATCAGGTGCAAACATACCTGTGCAATCGAAACTTGTTGCTGATATGCTGTCGTCACTAGGGTCAGGCATTGTCATAGCAAACTCAACTGCTGCTGCAATTACTTCGTCGGTGAGTACGCTTGTGAAGTTGATTCTTGGACTAATTAACATACCTTCGTCAGTAGTTAGTGCACGACCACCTGTACAGCCATAGAAGTAGTGTTTGTTAGATGCTCCAGTATCACCATCGTGGTCGTAATGAGATCGACTAGTGTAATGAATGGTAATTCCTGTTTCGTCTACACCCGATGCTTCAGACAGTTGCAATACGCCCGATTCAGGGAATCCGAGATAACCTAGTACATCAGGGTGGGTTAGCGTGTCTCCTGTACTGTAAGGCGCAGTGAAAGTTACATCCATAGTTACTCCGGTATCAGTGGCCTTATTACCAGTCACATGTATTCCTACAGCAGGTGAAGGGTAGTTATTCCAAAGATTTCCTTTGTAAGGCTCTGCATCTGAAGCAGTGTTAGGGGTCTTTTCACCACAAACTTCCCCAGTGCCAACCATATGCTTACCAATTGTAAATCCACCTTGCGCTACATCTCTGTCATCAAAGTGAATAATGACTTCCTCATCAATTGTAGGGGGAGCCATTGTCAAATCGTTTGCAAACGACTTACCATACTGCTTGTAAACCATTCTTACTGTATGGCTGTCACCACGATGATCGACTAACTTAATTCCATAGAGGTTACCATCACCTATGTTAGATGGCTTCATATCTGCTTCAGGAATGTAGCCTGTTTTATTGCTATCAGAATATGCTGTGCTGCCTAGCGTAGCAGTAGCAGCATTAGATGCATTACCATAAATTGCTTCAAATTTAGAGTCTCCATCTCTACCTATACCCCACTTACCAGCATTAGGTGCCCAGCCCGGTATTCCAGCCTGAGTCATGCCACCAAAGTTAATTCGTGCCTTTGCAGAGGTACCAGTCCTCAAACCATCGACTAATGTAGAAGATGGACTTTTTGTTTCAAACGACTCATCGATTACGGTGTTACTGTTTCTACCCGATGCGCTTTCTCTAAATGCATCTGTTTTCTGAGTAGAACTTGCAACGGTTTCAGGCCCAAGACTTAGATTGTTTTCAAACGAATCTAGTGTTTCTTCAGGAGGCAAGAACTCTTTGAGAGTAGTGATTGGAGCAAATGGTCTACCGAATCGATTGATTGGCATAGGGGCAGGGTGCATGTTCTCCCCAGTCATTTCGTCAGGCTGACACCAATAGTTACGGAATCTTCCACCATGACCAATAAGATACTGAGGGCGATAAGGGGTCTGTGCACGGCTACTATCTAACCAAGTACAGAAGTTACGACCTTCAGCACCCGGTACAGTGGAATGTATTACTATTGAATAGCCTGAATTTCCATCAGAGTCTTGTACAACTCTACCAAGGTGAGCACGAACATACCCCATGTGCGTACCTCTATCATGGCTAGAGAAAGACTTCTCAACATCCCAAAACGGTGCAGGATCGTGAGTTGAGCCAGTACTAGCACCAAGATGAGGGTCATCTGATTCTTTTGTGTAAGTTCTGCCGTTCTTAGCACCGGCCTGATTGATTAAGCGGACAACTTCACGGGCGGCTGATTCTATGTTAGTAACACCATCTCTAAGTGCTACTTCTCCAAAGTCTACGGTTAATCTTCTTACGAAGTCCATCTTTGTCCAGTGGTCTAAATGTTGTAAACGGGTTTCTTCATGACTTGTTAAATTAAGTGTATCGTTTCTAATTCCCTTTAGTGCAAGGAATGCAGGTATAGCACGAGTGCCGTCAGGAGTATCAAAGAAAGTAGACGCTTCTCTTGAATCTTTATCGATTTGCTGATGAAGTAATAGCGAATCTGCAGAGTTGATTACTGCGTCATTGGTTCTAGGCATGCCGTTATTAGTGGTATAACTAGAACCTACATCAGGAGAATGCGGCGACAAAATAGTACCAGTACTAGCATTCCATGTGCTTTTGTGCGAATAGGCCGCTTCCATAAACTGAGACTGTGCAGATGCTGCAAGGTATTTGCTTTGGCTTGGGAAACCTGATGCTACATCTAGCGATGAGCCTGAATTTGCATCGCTATGCAGAATAGCGCCTGCTGTTGTAGTAGGGGCCGCACCTATCTTGATGGCATCTGCACTGCTTTGTACTTGCATCCACAAGTCTTGGAATGCAATAAACTCACGGTCATGCGCTACATCGTATAGCAACACACGAGAATGTTCATCAGATGACTGGTACGGATCTAGATATGCAACAGTAGGTGCTAAAGTTGCTGATAAACCAAGGGCTTCGTAATTCAATTCAATAGTTTTGTTAACATGTTGCACGAAGTTTTTCGCAGTTTCAGTACAGGTATTACCTATCAAGAAGTTTTCCAAAGGTGTACTGCTTCTTGGGTTTGCATTCATTGCTCCCTCTCCACCGTTAAATCCAGTCCAAACTTCACCTTCATTGAGCGTACCTCTACTCTTAGCGAATAGACCTTCTATTGAATGAGGGTTAGTGTAGTGCATGTTCATCCAAACAGTGTCACCGTCACGCAAGCCGCCCGGAGCATAAGGATTAGCCCAGTTATTGTTTAGGAAAACGCCTTCTTTTACTTCAGGGTAAATTGTACTAGGACTTGCATGCATATCAACAAGCGTTACCTCATCACCTGCTGACGGTGTGAAGCCGGAGTCTCTTTGGTTCAGTGTAAATACGGGGCCTGCCCTTGCTTCGTAGTGTGCATATGTAAGAGTGCCACTTGTATTTCTCCAAGCCAGCCTGTAGCGATAACCAGCATACCCATTTACTCCTTCTCTATTTTCAGGGAAATCACTTCCATCTTTTAAGTATAATATGTTTAGACCTGTATTCAAAGATTCTACTATTCCTTTAGCCCTACCACTTTGTATTCTGTCAAGGTGAGGGTTGACACGAGGCCCCGCTCTAAACTCAAC